GTTAGAAGCCCAATACCTAGCACTATCCCATAAGTGATTGTCCTTATCAATAGGTTCATTATCGGTTGTACCCTTTATAGTTCTAAACCTGTACGCATTACGCTCCTTCCAAAAATTAGTTGAAGGTCTTACTATTTTTATAGTATACCTTCTCATTTTTTCAATACCTATATGTATAAACTCCTTCTTTACAGGCTTAACATCTATTTTATGAATTCGCCTAAGCTCCGCAATTATCCTATCGCCCCCACTACCGTAATCTGCTAATATCTTACTCGTTATACGCATCCGCTTCATTATGTTAGCGATCTCACCCGTTAACAGTCCTGGTTCATAAAACATTTCTTCAGCCCAAATTTCATCCCCCCTTACCCCAAACTTTCCGCATGCAGTTACATCCACACTGAACCCGAAGTCTAACCCGTAACCCACAAACCTGCAATCATTCGGGAACGGCTCACTTGTAAGTTCTGCGTTTGGGAACACTAAGTCCTCACTTATCCCTAGAGTACCCGCACCATACACCCTCCATTTATTAGCCCAATAACTATTCTTAACGTTTTCCGGGAAGTCATAATCTATTAGATCAGGTTCTATAAAACCCTTTACTTTATAACTTAATATTTCCGCTATAGTATTAGCCGGACAGTACTCGTTATCATTATAGTCACTTTGAATATACACTACATCATCACGCCCTAAAATATGCTCATGTACCCAAAATTCCCCTGTAGGGTTATAGTCAATTAAAATTATACCATCGGTTCTTCTTATTAATTCATCGGCAACCTCCCACTTAACCCCGTCTGCTTCATTTATAAATAACCCGTTACGCTTACCCGACTTAGCATCTTGACCGTCCTCATATGTTTTAAACTGAACCTCTGAACCACTTATAAACTCAAAAGTCTTTTCGCCTTTCCTGTGATCGCTTATACCTTGAGCCAAAGCTTCAATTGAAACTACATGATCAGCCCAATCCCTCATCGCTCCGTCACGCAAGTTAGGGAAATCTTGACCCACAATGGTATACAGTTTGTCTTCCTCACTACCTGCTAAATAAGCTATCGCCTGAAGAATGCTTACCGTCTTACTGGAATACGTACCCCCCTGATTAACTATTATACGCTTCCTGCTCCCGTTTTGGAAATTTAGTACGTGCTTAAATAGCTTCCTACTTAAACGGGTCTGCTTAAATGATAATGTTTGCTGTTCCTGCATCCCATTAGTCCGCTGTCTGTATTATTACGGGTATAAGTTCCTTACCCTCCTTACCTGTATGTTCGTTGCGTCTAGTATTGACCCACTTATCCCCCCGCTTGTTTGTAAGGTAAAATATCATAGCAGCCACATTAGGTTGAACTACCTTCTTAACCTCCTTTACTATCTTTGTTTTCATATTACCATCCTTGTCCGGTACGCCTTCTCTATGTAGCTCCATAAACTCATAACCTATAGCCGTTTTGAACAAAGCTGCTTCCACCTGATCAATAGGTACGTCCCTTGCTTCTTTTATCATTTCAGAATATTCAGGATATTTTTTGAGATAATTATAATAAGAGTCGTGGCTTATACTTAGGGTCTTATAAATTTCTTTATCCGTTGCCCCCCTTGTAGCAAGTATCTTTGTTTTCTCGAAAAGCTCTTTTGTGTACTTTGTTTTTGACCCCCCTATACCCTTTCTTGACTTAACAGGCGGTTTTTTTGGGATTGCTTTACTTGCCCCCTTAGCTGTTTTCCCTGTAGTTGTCTTTCTTGCTGCCATGTCTATCTATTTTTGTTTACTCGTTCTACTAATTCATTTACTTTAAAGGTTAAATCCTTAATAGCTTGATCAACGTATTCAGGGTGTAACCCTCCCCTAATATTAATCAATAACTCGAACCATTTTAAATAATTATTTAACTTCTCTATCTCATTTACTTCATTACACTTATTAGCTTCCTTAAATATATCATCTATATTTACTTCATCCTCCTTTAAATGCATTCCGTCCGTTGGGTCTTTAAACTCCAATATTTTAATGCTGGTAATTTGCTTGTCGCTGTCGTTTAAATTGGTTAAGTCTTTAACCTTTACGATCTGCGAATACTTTACCCGGTTCTTTGAAGTTGCCGCTCCGGGTAAAGGTTTGTATTTCCATTTGATTAATACTGTATACATCTGCTTTACTTTTTAACTGTTAAATTGTTTCTTAGTTTGATCTGCTTAGGGCTTTCCCACATTTTATTATACTTCACATCCTTGAAAAGTTTACTGTAGCCTGTTATATGCTTTAGCTTCAGCAACTCTTCCGGCTCCGGCTTCTTATCATATTTTTTAGCCGCCTCATTAACTTCCTTAACCTTATCCGTTTCCTCAACATCTTCAAGCAATGGGTTACTTCCGAAATTGTAAGTCTCCAAACCCCGATCCCCTAAATCTGATATGTTCCAATCCTGTAAAGCAGTCCAATCCCATTGACCGTTATTCACATTGTCCCTTATCATTATTTCCTTTTCCTTTTCTTCTGTAAGACCCGGTATTAAGTAAGTAGGCACTTCTTTGAGCTTTAATTTTTTAGCCGCTCTATACCGCTGGTTTCCCGCAATAATTACAAGCTCCCCTGTTCTATCTGACAAAATTAAAGGTCTTGCTTCAAAGTAAATAGGATTACTTATTATTGACTCACATAAAACGGACAAATCCTCGTCTGCTATAGTACGGGGGTTATTATCAAACGGTTTAAGTTCCGCTAACTTTCGATGTTTAAAATTAACCATATTAAACAGTTAAAATTTATTAGTTATTCTTCTTCATCCTCATTTCCCGGATGTGTGGGATTACCTAAACCTAATACATAAAAATCATAATCCAAACCTATTATTTTAATTAACGTAAATTTGAGCAACGCATTTACAAGTACCCACCCCCATATTTCCCTAACCATATTTATTAAGCCATACAGTTATTATTTCCCCACAATCGCAATTATACTCCCGCTTAACCCCTTCAGGAAAAACGCTTTTATTCTTCTTCTTCTTCTTCGTTTTCTTCATGGTTATCCATTACATAGTCCTTAGCTTTTACGGTTTTTATAGATAAGCTTATAGGGTCTAATCCATCCATAACTAAATCTACCGCCTTATTAACACATTCCTTAAAATTACTTTGATAAGATACCACTACAGGCTTTAATATAGTACCTCCACCTATGTCCGCTATCAAATCCAACTCATAACACATAACCCCCTTTCCTACTACTTCAGTAACCTTTAACTTGCTTATAGTGTCCACCGAACCATCGTAATTTTTAGAGGTTAAATACTCGTACCCGGCTGACTCTGCTTCGGAATAACTTCCCTGCTTTGTTAACAAAGTCTCTTTGGTAATACTTCCGTCAACCTGTATAACTAGACCCACTGAATAATAATTGCTCTGCATTCTCTTTTATATTTTCAAATAGTTTAATGGTAGCCTGTAATCTGTCTGTAGGATTAATTCCGTACGCTCTGCAAACTGTGTCAAATTTAAAATCAGGGAACTTATCTTTTACACTTAAAGATAAAAAAGTATATATACTTTTTAAATCTATGACCTCCGGTTTAAAATAATAGGTAAAACTGCTTTCACCTATACTAACCATCCGTTCAATAAAAGGTACTGAAAATCTAGCATCCCAAATAACCATAACCGGAAAAGAGCCACCTAAATAAGTCTTTAAAAATTCCTGAAAATTACTTAATGACATAATGTTTTCAGCACCTACTATAACCGCCCTTCTTCTAAAGTGAAGTAGTGAATTAACTGTGAACCCTTCTGCGTATGGTTTAATCTCGTACCTAACGGGATTCATACCCTGTTTTTTTATATCGAACTGCCAAACGCTGCTATTTAATAGAAGCCCTGTAGTTTCTATGCTTACAAAAGCTGTCATATTCTTACTAATTCCAACCGCCTTCCAGCAGTGTTTAGATAGAACTCCAGGCGTTCCCATCTTTTGTATTCAGAAGCTATTTTGCTCCAATCGTCTCCCGGTACAACTATTTTATAACCTAATGAATTAGCCCAATCATTCAGGTTTTTAGTTCTCGGTTTTTTCTCAAGACGTTCCCAGTGTGATAAAGCCACGTCACCAACCCCTATTCGGTTGGCAACGTCCTTTTGGCTTATCTCGTTTACTAATCTAGTCTTTTTTAATGTAGTGATTACACTTTCTATGTTACTCATGGTGTAAAGGTAATAATTTTATTATTATTATTTAACCGTTTCAGGAAAAAATAATTGATGTAATTCTTTTCTCGGTATCTCATTTTTGATCAACCTTACAAAGTACTTATACAGTTCTTTGTTCTTTGTCGGTATAGCTGCTTCCTTAATAAACTGCTTCATTTCCCTTTGAGGGCTGTAAAAATCAGCCGGGTCTAGTTTTGTTGCCTTAGCCGCCGCTTGTTTTTTATCCTTCTTTGGTGTGCTTCTAATGGCTTTCAAAACCGTTTTGGCAGTTACTTCCCCGCTGTCAACTTTTTGCTTTACTTCTTCAGGCATTTCTGCTAACTGCTTTAAGTTTGATATGGTAGCCACTGACTTACCTAAAGTAGCCGCAATATCTTTAGGTTTCATTCCACCCGCAATTAATCGCTTAACCGCTTCGGCTTGCTCAATTTGGGTGTAGGGCTTACCTTCACCACTCATAAACATGTCCACTACCTTTTCCTCGTCCGTATACCCTGCTCTTACATCCTTTGTAAGAAAAGGTATATCCATAACCACACCCTCTTTTTGAAGTTGTCTAAGGGCTTCAAAACGCCTGTGTCCGTCTACTACTATAAACTTCCCATTAAGCTTATAACCCTGTAAAGGTTTTTTCAAACCCTGACTACTTATTTGTCCAGCTAATTCCTGCACATTACCATAATCAGTACGTATATTTAAACCCTGCTCCACGTCAATTTCTTCTAAAGAAACCAACCAAATGTCCATTTTCTTTGCCATTTCCCTGTTCTGTTTTTTATTTATTTTGGAATTGATACTCTAATACTAGGAGTACCTGTTTTAATCTCAAATTTACCTAACGTAATAAGCATAGCTTCATGCCCTTTAATTTTGGCTTGCAACGTTTCAAGCTGCTTCTGTAATTTTTTAAGTTTCGCATCAGGCTTAATTATCTTACTTTTTGATCCTTGAACCTTAATGATACTTACACCATACCTTGAACCTTCCTCCGGCTCACTTAGGTCTTTCATTGCTTTTCCTGCTATCTCTAAAGCTTTGCCGAAAATGTGTGCATCTGTTCCATCCTTTGGGGCTTGCACCGCTGCTTCTATTGCTATCGCTCCTTGCGATATTACACCGTCTTTTACTTCTAATCTAAATGTAAATTCCATATGTTATATATTTAAAATAATTCTAATAAATCATACACATAATCAGGTTCCAAACCTTCTTCCGCTAAAATATCGTCCGGGTTGTCCCCTTCGTCTACTCTTTCTCGCATCTGCCTTAAAATGTACTCGGCTTCTTCCCCGTACTTTTCGTAAAGTATTCTTTTTAAATCGTTCATAATTATCTTCCCATTGTACCTAAACTCGTATAAAGTCCGGTTGTTTCTATAAATAGTTCCCTTAATTGATCAGCACATACATTATTGTATTCCCTTTTAATAATTAGGCTTAAATTTTCACCCTTTGATAAAAACACCATGTCGTATAGGTCTAAACTATTTAACTCTATCTTTAACCATTTGGCTTTAGCTGTATTTCTACTTAACTTCATAGTTAATCCCTTACGTGTGGCAACTAGGTTTTTAGACCCTGTAGTTACTACAAATTTGTTCCTACCTAACTGCTGTAAAATTTCCATTGCGATACTCATAATATTTATTTTTTTTTGTTTGTTATTAATTACGCTGTAAAGATAAACGTTTTTATTTAACCTACAAACTTTTCAGCAACTTTTTTAAATTTATTTTCGCCGTTAAAATTACCTCCTATATACATTTATACAGAAGGTAACTAAGAAAACTACTATGCGTATCCTGACCACATTACTGGTCTGCCTTCCCATTTGCGATACCCTTTATAATTAGGTCCGCAAATGTAAACCCCGCTCGGTAATATCTTTGTTCTCAATCGTATTTCATCCCCTATGAACTTACCTTTAAACATATCGATATTTAAGTTTCAATTATTTCAAATCCATAATACGCTTCAACCATTTTCTTTTTTAACTTGTAAACCTCCGTTCTGAAGCCCTTTGTATCTTCTACAACCCGTTTACACGTATTGTTATTATAATAACAAAAATCAGCCTTATATAAGCAGATACGAACACCATTTATGTAAATGGAAAAAGGCGGTTGAAGCTCTAATTTACTTATCTCACCCCGGTCCTCCATATCTTTTAGTACTAAATACCTTGACAACTCTTTTTTAGAATCAAATTGTATACCGTTATACGTAACCCTAGTATTTCTATACTTAGATTTCTTTTTACTTTGCTGCTCCTTAAATTCTTTTACCGATAATACGTTAGAAGTTTTCGTAATATACTCTTTTTATTTCTCGCAATCTGTCAGGTAAAGTTAACACTAACTCACCTACATTTAAACCTTTTCTTATACAGAATTTCAAATGAGTTATAATAAGCATTTCCCTATACTGGTTTTTATCCCCGTATGTATCATGATTGTACCTATTCAAAGCCATTAAATTCAATACGTTATCCATTACCTTGCTTCCCCCTGAACCCCTTGGATAAATATGATGAATATCTACTGCCAAACCGCCTGTTAGCTCGTCTGTAGGCTTATCGTGTTCGTCACATCCAAAGGCATCAAAATATATTTTTGTGTGCTTCTGCATTACTGATTATATACTTTTTCAAGTTCTTTCAATACCTTCTTTAGATCATCAAGTCGCTCAGTCATTGAATCATCTTCATTGATACGTTCCATCATTTCTTCAGTTCTTTTCTTGGAATCACTTTGAATCTGGTGAACTACCCACCCACGCCAAAAACGATGGGATGGGCTTCAAGGATAAATACTGCCTTTCGACCGCTGTTGATAAATTTGATGAATCTCAATCATATTACCGTCTAGTAAATCTATCATCGTGTAGCTTTTTTATATGTTCACTTAACTTCTGTACTTCATCTGACATAAAGTATAGGGCTAATATAAGCACCACATTAAATACCAATGATAACCCTAAAACCCAAATCATTTATTTTATAATTTAACTGTTAAAAATTTCATCCATATCTATAACGTTAACCCCTTGCCCGTCAAATAACGGCGTATGGCTTATAACGTATAATCCCGTATCTGTAGCAATATTCCGCAAAACCTCGAAGCATTCATACATACCTGCTTCATCTAAGTTTTCAAACACCTCGTCTAAAAATACTATACCTATACTATTTTGTCTCTGAATAAATGAAAACATTGCGAAAATTAAACACAAATCTACACGGGTTTTTTCACCCCCTGATAAACTGTTATAATTAAATTCAACCCCGTTACGCTCAATCGTAATGCTGAATTTCTTAGTAGCCCTTTCTGTAGTTACTCCTAATTTAACTCTATACTGAAATACATCTGTATAGGTATCCAATAAAGCATTCATGACCTGTAGCTGCTTTTCAAAAATAAACGCTGGAATACCATTTTTTGCGAAGCCAGTTTTATACCAGTAATCGAAGGCTTTTGCTTTTGCTTCTAGCTCCCCTTTTTCGATAATTAGTTTATCAATACTATTTTTGTACTCCTTCATTTCTTCCTCCAATTTCTCGCAATCTTTTTGCGTATAGTTGCATACCAGTGTAGATGTCTTTTCAATTTCGATCTTGTACTCACTAATTTTTTTATCCTGCTTCTCATTATAGGTCGAAATTTCTTCGTTACGCTTAGAAACTCTGTCAGCTTTTTGTGTTGCTTTATCGTACTCGTCTTTTTTCGCATCTATGTTCTTGTTGTGTTTTTGAGCTTCATTTACTTTAGCGGTTAAATCATCAATCTGTATAGCTAACTTATTAAGAGCTTCTTTATCTTCTTTCGCTTCAAACTCAATTTCGGATATAGTTTTTTCTCTCTCCTTAATAAGTTCTGTTAGTGTTTTCTTAGTTAGTTTAGCTCCACATGTATTACATTCTGCCTGTATTTCATCAGGTAACCTATATTCTTTAGTTTCTAATTTAATAGCTTTTTTACGTGTTTCATTTAGCTGTTTTTCTAGTAAAGATATATCTATATGTTTAACTAACTTTAGTTTAGTAGGGTATATAACTACTTCCTTATCCCTATACTCTACTTCTTTTATAAGCTTTTGGTATAAAGCTATTCTTTCTTTTTTACCTGCTTCAAAACTTTCCATAACTTCAAGCATGTGTCTAATATCTTTCTCAATGCTTACTATATTAAGCTCACAACTTACTATACTTTTTTCCTTGCTAGCAATTAAGTTCAGAACAGTATCTCTAAAGTCCTTCGCTTTTTCTCGTTCTACTTCAAAACTAGACTCAAAAAGTTCTTCAAATATTTCCCGCTTGTCTGCTTCTTTTGTTCCTGTTAACCGGGTCATACGTTGCCCGAATAATACAGTCTGTAAAAATACTTTATCAGTTAAACCAATATAATCTTTTAACCACGCTGTATTTTCTGCCACCCCTTTAACAGGTAAAGGTTCTCCATTAACATCTGTTATCTCCATTCCTGAACCCTGACCTTTTAATTTTAACCACCGCCTAACCGTGTAATCCCCTATTTCTACAATAACCTCCGTACCTATAAAACTAGGTGATCTGTATTGCTCAAAGGTTTGTATATTTTCTTGAAGGTCATCCTTTAAATTACCTCCATATAAACACCAAAACAACGCTTCAATAATTGAAGTTTTACCTATACCGTTTCTGCCTTTTAAAAGGTGTAATCCCGTTGTAAACTCCAAAGATAAATTATCGATTGATCTAAAGCCCTGTATTTTTATACTCTTTATAAACATGATAGTCCTGCTTGAATTATTAATGAATCTGTTATTTCTTGGTCAAGTAAATACTGATCGTAAACTTTAACCTTATCCATTTGTAAATCGATTTTAACCGCCTTAACATCCACTTCAGCCCTGTTTTCATAATAGGGTGACTCATTATCAGTTCGGCTAAAAACCGGGTAATCTAAAATGATCTGCTCCTTAACTTTGTAATCCTCAATTAACCATACGTATTTATCCTGACCAGCGTCTCCAAAATCTCTATGTAAAGGGCTACCTAATACATAAAGATTATCATTAACTATTTGCGGTATGTGAATGTGTCCACACAAAGTTAATTGGTTATACTGATTACCCACCGGAACTTCATAAGGCATATCTACACCTTTAGGCGTTTGATGAATCAATAATAAATCTAACCCTGTAGGTATATTATCAAAAGCAGTTAACAAATCTTCTCGTGTACCTGCTACTTCTTCATAATAAGGTATTCCATGTATTACTATACCTTTAACTTTTACTGTCTTATTATCTATCAATAAGTATTTAGGAAATGCCTCTGCTAAAAAAGCTTGCGTACTTTCTACTGGTTGACCCCATCGGCTTTTATAGGCTAAATCGTGATTGCCTGTAATACTTACGAAGTACTTATTATGTCTCTCAAAACACCGTTTAAACGTCGATAGCATCCCGTTAACTACTACAGTGGGTAACTTACCCCATTGATCAGTTAAGTCCCCTGAAAACGTTATTAAATCAGCGTTGTGATCACTTGCTAATTCAAACACTTCCTCAATAACTTTTAAACAGTTATTTAACCTGCTTCCACTTTCATCAAACTTTTGATAGTTGTGGACGTGTAAGTCACTAAATGCAATTATTTTCATCTGTTTGTACTCTTTAAATAATCCTTTATATAATCAAAATTAGGGTCCGGGATGTTTAAACCTTTTTTAGCCCAGTACCTTTGAACAGTTTCTATGAACTCCATAAACTCGCCTACTGTCATTTTACTGGTTGTTTTAGTCTCAAAGGTTATAACCTCCTGACCATTTATATCTTTTACTTTAGGCTTCAATCCCATTACGCTTTGCAGATGGAAAGCGTGTATATCCTCAGGGGTTAGTTTTTCCCCTGTATTGTGTAAATGATGTGCTATTACATACTTAATAACGACTCCCCAATAATACCTGTTTTGTCTACTGCTTCTCGTCCGATCAATTTTAGATAACGTGATCTGTATTTCTTCATGCTTTACATAAGGCTCTAACATTCTACTCGCACTATAATCTAAAGCGATAAAGTAAGGTAGGGAAGCATCTAGCTCCCCCACTCTTACTACCTTACCGGGTAATTCTAGGCTATTCAAATTCCTCGATTAAAGGGTCTTTACCCTCAATTTCATCTACTAAGGAATTACGTTTAACTCTAGTTACCTCCGCTTGATCAGACTGGTTTTTTTCCTCGTCTTGTCTAGGTAGCGGCGTTCTTGCAGCCCTACCTGTAGACCTGGAAGCGGTTGTATTTGTAGCCGTTGTTCTCCTAGCAGGTACTTCAGCTTGCGACGCTCCACTGGATACCCTTTGTATCTTAGGCTTTTCCTCTGCTACTTCACCCCTTGTAGGTTCTTCCGGTTTAGGGTCACCGTAAACAAAATAATTGAAGTAAGCTTCAATATATACATTACCATAGTGCATTTCCCTAGCTTTTTCAACTAAGTCAATTGGGTTCTCCATATACTTGTCAGGTATTGGAGTAACTGCATTTGGAAAAGCTTGCACTTTATATTGAGTATCTAAAGGCTTGGCTCCGGTTATTTTTCTAAGCTCTAAAATTGAGCCTAATTTTTCATCGATAACTCCATCCCCTTTGTTCTGCCATACCCTGCTAGTAAGCAAGGCATTAATTTCAGTAATAATGGTTTTGTTGGCTCTCAAGATTTTTACTTGATCGTCCTCAACCTCGTCTGTATCTGTTTTATAGAACAAAACAGGTAACCAATACTCGTATCTCTTTTGAACTGTACTTGCAACTAAAGCCTTCAATTGAGTATCATTTGATTTCTCAACTTCTTTTAAAAGCTCCGCCAAAACACATGTTTCACCAAAGGTTTCAGCCGATAATATCGGCTTTGCTGAAGAACCTTTTTCACCTATCCAAAAGGTAGTTACCTCTAGGAAATATAACCCCTCCAATGAGGGCGTTGTTGGCATAACCCTAATATCATGCGTGGTTAAGTCTTTGGTATTTACAAATATACCCGTAAACTTCTTTTCATCTTCCCACTCTTTTAAGCGGTCTAAATCTAATCCCATAAGTTAATAATTAAACTGGTTATAAAATACGTCCTACATGGACTGTCGTTTCAATTGTAAAGTTAGCACATTTATTTTTACATCAAAATATTTTCTACACTTTTTTTCTCTAAATTTCCCCAACGGTCCCCCGCCTCAAAATCTACTTTCATAGGGCACTCTAATTTTTTCCCGAACCAAAAGTCAGTAGGTAAATTTTCACATATGTACTTAACATATTTATCTAACTGATCTATACGTTTGTCATCAAATATAATAGAGTCATGAACCTGATTTATCATATTCAATTCAGGGAATACCTTATCTATTAAAACCATAGCAAATAACGTTAATTCACCCGAAGTTCCTTGACTTGGTGAATTAACCGAACTGTTCCAAAAGTTAGTATTAGAATCAAAATACCTATACCTACCTAAAAATGTAGGAACAAATCCCCTTTTCTCTGCAAAGCTTCGAATCATATCATGGTAAGGGGCTAATGCAGGATAGGCTCTAAAAAACGCTGCATGTGCTTCTTCTGCTTGTCTATCTGACATATCTACTCCAAACGTTTTCTTTACATATGTTTTAAGTCCGCTTGCAGAAGAACCGTATATCAAACCAAAATTACGCCCCTTAGCTAAAAATCTCTTATAGTCTCTTTCAAATTCAGGTAACTCATTCCACTGATCTAAACTTAACCCCATTGTCCTTCTAGCTGTAAGCAGGTGTAAATCTTCATCGTTCTTATAAGCCTGTAACATGTTAATTTCTTTAGCAAAAGAAGCTGTAAGTCTTAACTCCATTTGGCTAAAGTCTACTTGCCAAATAAAACCACTAAATAACTTCTTAACGCCCTTTATAATCTCTATTACCTTTTCACATTTTAAATTCGTTCTAGTTATTAAGTTCTGTAAATTAGGATTACTACAACTAATTCTACCATTAATTGTACCTGCTAAATTAAAATTAGGATGAATGACTCCATTATTCTGCCTATCATTTAGCCCCTTTATATAGGTACTATATGTTTTAGCTATAGTCTTATATTCTCTGAAAACAGTAACCCACTCGTTGTCCACGTCTGCCAAATCATCTTTATTAGTAGTCTTATTAACTACTCCCTGAAGGTTCAAACCATGTATAGAGTAAAAAAATTCTTTAACCTCTGCTGGGCTATTAAGATTAAATCCACTATAAAAGTCACCCCCTGTTTCTTTTAATAATTTTATTTTATGCTCATACTGATATTTTGTTTCCTGTCTTTTTAAGGTAGGTATTTTCTTCTCCAACCTTTCAACTTCCTTTTGAACACTTTGATACTTTTTAAAATTAACAAACCTTTTAAGTTCATCAGACTCCATTAGTAACCTTTCTTTTTCAGCTAAATAAGTCAAGCACTTAGACTCTAATTCAATTAAAAAATCCATATCTAATTTCATACCCCTACGCTCCATTTTCCATAGAACTTTCATTGCGGGTATTATTATATTATACCAGTATTTTGTTAATCGTAAGGACTTATTAAACTTATACTTAAATAGGTAAAAAAGCCTTATAGTAATATCCGTATCAATTCCGGCATAAATACCATGTGTTTCAAAAGTAGCTTCTTCCCAACTTTTACCTTTAACCCTATTCTCATAACCTGCATATTGCGGAAAGTATCTTTTGGTTAGTTCTTTTAATCCTTTGGCTTGACTTGATTCTATTAAGTGACTAGCTAACATTGTATCAAATAATTCACCTTTAAATTCCACACCTCATATATTTCTTGCAAAGTGTAAATCAAATGATAAATTATGTCCTACTTTTATAATTTCTTCATTACTAAATACAGATAATAAAAATGATTTTATTAAATTTTTATCCGTTAAAATATAGCTGCTACCTGCCTGAAAACTGACTGATA